AACATCAGTTGGTAGCACACTGGATGTTACTGGTGCAGCAACGTTAAGTGATAACTTAAGCGTAGCTGGTACATCAACACTAACAGGTGCAACATCAGTTGGTAGCACACTGGATGTTACAGGTAACACAACAATGAGCGCGAATGCCACAGTTGCTGGTACATTGGATGTTACAGGTGCTACAACACTAAGCGACACATTGCACACAGTTGGAGCAGCTGACTTCGATAGCACAATGAATGTAGATGGAAATACTACATTGGGCGGTACATTGACTGTTACTGGCGCTACAACAGTTAATAACACGCTACACACAACTGGTGCAGTTGATTTCGACAGTACACTAAATGCAGATGGTGCTGCTACACTTGGTAGCACATTGGCTGTAACTGGTAATACAACAGTTGGTGGTACATTGGGTGTTACAGGTAACACAACAATGAGCGCAAATGCCACAGTTGGTGGAACTTTAGGTGTAACTGGAGCGACAACATTAAGCAGCACATTGGATGTAACTGGCGCTACAAATATCAATAACACACTACATGCAACAGGTGCAGTTGACTTTGACAGCACATTTAATGCAGATGGTGCTGCTACACTTGGTAGCACACTGGCGGTGACTGGTAATACAACAGTTGGCGGAACTTTAGATGTTGATGGTGAAGCAACATTAGCAAGTGCCATTGTTGAAGACCTAACAGCTACCCGTGTTGTATTTGCTGGTGCAGGTGGTGCTCTAGTTGATGATGCACAGTTTACATATAACACAGGTTCTGACACAGTAAGTGCTACAAACTTTAGCGCAGTACATGTTGGTGGCGTGGGTGGTGCTGTAACTGGTAAATCAGCTACATTTAGCGACTTGACAGCAACTAGAATCACATTTGCTGGAACAGGTGGTTTGCTAAGTGATGACAGCAGCTTTACATTTGACACAGCTACCGACACAGTAGATATGGCTAACCTAAGTGTAGCAACAGAAGCTACGCTTGCAAGCGCAATAGTTAGCGACTTAACAAACGGTCGTGTAACATTTGCTGGAACAAGCGGTGCATTAGTTGACAGTGCTAACTTAACATTTAACAGTGGCACAAACACACTAACAGTAACAAATGCCACAGTGGGCACACAAGCTAACTTAGCAAGTGCTGCGATTCAAGATATCACAGCTACACACGTTATGTTTGCTGGTGCAGGCGGCGAAGTAACTGGTGATGCTGACCTAACTTGGAATGCAGGCACAGATACACTAACTGCTAAGAATATTAGCGTAGTTACAGAAGCTACTTTAGCAAGTGCTATCGTTAGCGATTTAACAGCCACTCGTGTAGTATTTGCTGGCACAAGCGGTGCGTTAGTTGATGATGATGTATTCACATATAACTCAACAACTGATACACTAAGTGTTCCAAATGTTTCAATGACAGGCGACTTAAGTGTAGCTAACTTAACTGTTACAAGCCTAACACCAACTCGTGTGGTATTTGTTGGTGCCAGCGATGAGCTAGTTGATGATGCAGATCTAACATTTACTGCTGGTTCAAATACACTAAACTTAGTGAATATGAACATTACTGGTAGTGTAACAGGCGACCTAGTTCCTGCTGCTAATGAAGCACAAGATTTGGGTAGTGCTAGTTACAAGTGGCGTGATTTATACCTAAGTGGTAGCAGTATTGAGTTAGGTACACAAACAATCACAAGCACAGCTAGCTCTGGTGGTGCAGATCGTGGTAGCATTAGCTTTAGTGGCGACTTTAGTACATATGCAATCAGTGCTACAAATATCACAAACAGTGCATTGACATCTGGACGTATTACATTTGCTGGCGCAAGTGGCCTGCTAGACGATGATGCAGAGTTGACATATGATGCAAGCAACAATGAAATCAGTGTTCCAAATATTAATGTTGGCGCACAGGCAACATTGGCCAGTGCTGCGATTAGCGACATCGATGCTACTCATGTTATGTTTGCAGGTACAGCAGGTGAAGTAACTGGCAATGCAGCAATGACATTTGATTCTGGCTCAGGTACATTGGCTATAACAAATGTTGATGCCAGCGATGTCGAGGCAATAACAGCTAGTTTAGGCAGTATTAACTTTGCTGGAGACACAATTAGCACAACAAGTGGCGACATTCAATTAGACGCATTTAGTGGCATTATTGATGTTAGCAGCAATACAATTTCTAACTTGGCAACCCCAACAGCTGGTACAGATGCAGCAACAAAGCAATATGTTGATGATTCAACAAATGCCATTGACGCATTAGCAATCGCAGGTGACACAGGAACTGGATCAGTAGATTTAGAAACAGAGACACTAACAATTGCTGGAACAGCTAACGAGATTGACACCGTTGTTAGTGGCCAAACAGTAACAGTGAGTTTACCAGATAATATCCATGTTGATGTAACTGGTGATTTAACTGGTAATGTGACTGGTCAAGTTAGTGACATCGGTAACCATAGCATTGCTGAACTAAATGATGTTGATATCACTGGTATCGCTGACAACGACGTTATTCGTTGGAACGCATCAGCTAGCACATTTGAAGCTAGTCCATTGTCAGGCTTTACAATGCGTCGTCAACGCTTTACAGCTAACGGTAGCAGTGGTAGCTTTACACTAAACGTTGCTCCAGAAAGCAGAGACTATTTGATTGTTACAGTTTCTGGTGTTCCACAACAAGGTGATACTTACAGCGTAGCTGGAACAACATTAACATTGGGTGGTACCCCACAAGCTGGTGAAGTTGTTGAAGTATTAGACTTTAGCTTGGGTGTGTTCAGTCCAGCACCAAATAGTACAGATGACATCAGTGAAGGTAGCACTAATAAGTACTACAGTAACACATTGGTTTCTACATTCCTAGGAAATGGAACATTAAATACAAATATCATCCCAGCAACTGATATCACATACGATCTAGGTAGTGCTAGCAAGCGTTGGAGAGACTTGTATCTAAGCGGTAACACAATTCACTTAGGCAGTGTGAGGATCAAGGATCAGGGCGGTGCAATTAAGTTTGTTGACAGTAACGGTGACCCCTATCCTGTTGACTTAGGTGTAACACTTGATAGTGATGTTCAAATCGACGGTGGTAGTTTTTAATTGAGCGTTGGGGAGCACCACTCCCCAACCTGACTCGCAGGGCGCTGGCACTAAGCCAGCCTGACCCGCAGGGCGACCAATGGTGGTCCTGACCCATCCGAAAGGACAAATAAATGGCAAATACAATTTTACACAAGCGTAGTAGCACTGCAAGTTCAGTGCCTACCGGTGGCCAGCTGACATTAGGTGAATTGGCACTTAATACAACAGACGGCAAAGTGTTTATGAAAAATGGTGCAGGTAGCGTAGTTGAGGTTAGCTACCGTGATGCAAGAGTGGAAAGTTTCTTAGGTGGCGGAACATTGGCGTCCGACATTATTCCAGCAACAGATAATACATATAGTTTAGGTAGTTCTAGTAAGATGTGGAAGGACATTTACGTTGGTCCAGGATCATTATACGTTAACGGTCAAAAGGTTTTGGAAGAAAGTTCAGGTAATATTATTGTTAGTGCTGATGTTAACCAAAACTTAGTTATTCAAACAAGTGGTAGCGGTGATATTGAATTAGATCCTACAGGTTCTGGCACTGTAACAATCAAAGGTACATTGGTTATCGAAGCAGGATCAAACGTAACAAGTAGCGATGGAAATGCCATTGCTTTTGGTAATCAAATAAAAATAGACTCAATCACTAGCAAAACAACTAATACAGATTTAACATTAACAGCAAATGGATCAGGTAAAGTTTATATTAACGATGCAGCAGAAGTAAGTGGTAACCTAGTCATTGGTGGTAACTTAACAGTAAGCGGAACAACCACAACTGTTAATAGTGAAACAATCAGTTTGGCTGATAACATTATTGATTTAAACAGTAATTTTACATCAGGCAGCCCAACAGAAAACGCCGGCATTCGTGTAATGCGTGGTGACGAAGCAGCAGTGCAAATTCGTTGGAATGAAAGCAGTGATGTTTGGGAATTTACTAACGATGGTTCAACATATATTCCAATGACAGGGACATCAGCTACACAGACTTTGACCAACAAAACAATTAACTTAACAAGTAATACACTAACAGGGACCGTGGCACAGTTTAACACAGCACTAAGTGATGGTGATTTTGCTACATTGGCTGGCACAGAAACTCTAACAAATAAAACAATTGCAGCAGGTAGTAACACGATCAGTGGATTAACAAATACTAATTTAAGTGGTAGTGCTGGTATCACCAATGCTAATTTAGCAAATAGTAGTGTTACAATTGGTTCTACATCGGTCAGTTTGGGCGCAACAGCTACAACAATAGCAGGCCTAACCAGTGTGACATCTACAGGCTTTACTGGTGCATTAACTGGTAATGCTACCACAGCCAGTGCATGGGCCAATAGTCGCACTATCACATTGGCAGGCGATTTATCAGGTAGTGTAAGTATCGACGGCAGTGCCAATGCAACATTGACAGCTACAATCGCAGCGAATAGTGTAGCACTAGGCACAGATACAACTGGTAACTATATGAGTGATGTTACTGCTGGAACAGGTATTACAGTAACACATACACCTGGTGAGGGTTCTTCAGCAGCAGTGGCCATTGACAGCACAGTTGCCACGTTGACTGGTAGTCAAACACTAACAAATAAAACAATCGCTTTGGGAAGTAACACAGTAAGCGGTACAGTAGCACAATTTAATACAGCATTAACTGACGGTGACTTTGCTACACTAGCAGGAAGTGAAACTTTAACCAACAAAACGCTGACCGCACCAAACATCAGTGCTCTAGTCATTACTGATGGTAGTATTACAGTTGAGGGTGCTACTTCTGATGCATTTGAGACAACATTGGCATTTACTGATCCTACGGCAGATCGCACAATTACCTTTCCAGATCTAACTGGTACAGTAGTTACAACAGGCGACACAGGTACTGTTACAAATACAATGTTAGCTGGTAGTATTGCAAATAATAAATTGTCTAATAGCACAATTTCTGGCAAAGCATTGGGTACTAATTTAGACTCACTAACAATTAGCACTGGTCTAAGTGGAACTAGTTATAACGGTAGCAGTGCGGTTACAATTGCAATAGACAGCACAGTTGCTACACTAACTGGTAGCCAGACTTTAACTAATAAGACACTAACAGCTCCTACAATCAATACACCAACAATCACAGGTATGATTTTAGGTGATGCAAGTATTATCTTCGAGGGTGCCACTGCTGACGCATTTGAAACAACATTGACAGTTACAGATCCAACAGCAGACAGAACTATCACTTTACCAGATGCAACAACCACGCTAGTTGGCACAGATACTGCTCAGAGTTTAACTAATAAAACATTAGGTGCAACTACGATCGCTGGCCATTTAATACCAGATACAGATGTTATATATGACTTAGGTAGTGAAACATATAGATTCCGTGATTTATATCTAAGTGGCGCTAGTATTAAACTAGGCAGTGCTACAATTACATCTAGCGGTGCTACAATTGTTCTACCAGCTAATTCAACAATTGCAGGTACGTCAGGAACAGCTACAACTACAAGTTCTACTGATACACTAAGCAATAAAACAATATCTTTAGGTAGTAATACCATTACTGGTACAAAGGCTCAATTTAATGCAGCGTTAACTGATGGTGATTTCGCTACACTTGCTGGCACAGAAACATTGACCAACAAGACACTGACAAGTCCCACAGTTAGTGGTTTAACACTGAGTGACGCAAGCATTGTATTTGAAGGTGCTACTGCTGATGCATTTGAAACAACATTGACAGTTACAGATCCAACAGCAGATAGAACTATCACTTTACCAGATGTAACTGGTACAGTTGTAACTACAGGCGACACTGGCTCAGTTACTAACACAATGTTGGCAGGTAGTATTGCCAATGCCAAATTAACTAATAGCAGTATTACAGTTAACGGTAATTCAGTAAGTCTTGGTGGCAGCACAACAGTAACAGCTAATACAACCAATGCACTTACGATTGGTACTGGATTAAGTGGTACAAGTTTCAATGGTTCAGGTGCAGTAACTATTGCTATTGATAGCACAGTCGCTACACTAACTGGAACACAAACATTAACAAATAAAACAATTGCTGCCGCATCCAATACAATTAGCGGTCTAACCAACAGCAACCTAAGTGGTAGTGCTGGTATCACTAATGCTAATTTGGAAAACAGCAGTATTACAATCAATGGTAGTTCAGTCAGCTTGGGCGGCACACGCACATTGGTAACAGATGATATTGCCGAAGATGGCAGCCCAGTTAATCTGTGGTATACTGACGCTCGTGCTCGTGCAGCAGTCAGCGTAACAGATAGTGGTGGTGACGGAAGTCTAAGCTACAACAGCGGAACAGGTGTAATCACTTACACGGGCCCAAGTGCTACGGAAGTTCGTGCTCATTTAAGTGCAGGCACAGGTGTAACATACAGTGGTGGCCAGATCAGCATTGGTCAGGCAGTTGGTACAAGCGATAATGTTACATTTAATAACGTAACAGTTAGTGGTACATTAACCAGTGATGATATCACAAGTGCTAGCATTAGTATTTCAGGTAACGCCACAATAACTGGCAACTTAACAGTTCAAGGTACAACAACCACAGTTAACAGCAATACTGTTAGCATTGGTGACAGTTTAATCACTTTAAACAGTGATGAAACAGGTGCCCCAAGCCAAGATGGTGGTATTGAAATCGAGCGTGGAACAAGTACAAATGTTAGTTTGGTGTGGGATGAAACAAACGATCGCTGGACAGTTGGTAGCGAAACTTTTGTTGCTGGTACATTCTTAGGCAATCTGACAGGCAACGTTACAGGCAATGTTACAGGTACAGTTAGTGGCAATGCAGGAACAGTAACCAACGGCGTTTATACAACAGATACCGGTACTGTTACTAATACAATGTTGGCTGGATCAATTGCTGATACTAAACTATCAACAATTAGTACCGCAGGTAAAGTAAGTAATTCAGCCACAACAGCTACAAATGCTAACACTGCTTCAGCAATCGTTGCTCGCGATGCCAGTGGTAACTTTAGTGCTGGTACAATTACTGCTGCATTAAGTGGTAATGCCTCAACAGCTACGACATTACAAAACGCTCGTACAATTAACGGTGTAAGTTTTGATGGCTCAGGCAACATCACAGTAACAGCCGCAGCTGGAACACTAAGTGGTGCCACATTGGCCAGCGGTGTAACAGCAAGTAGCTTGACCAGCGTTGGTACACTAACCGGTCTAACAGTGTCAGGCGCAGTTAGCTTTACAGACGCAACGGCATCTACAACAAAAACAACAGGTGCCCTGGTGGTTACTGGTGGGTTAGGCGTAGGTGGCGCTATTAATGCAGGTGGTGAAGTAACTGCATACGCAAGTTCAGACGAGCGTATGAAGGAAAATATTTCAGTTATTTCTAACGCTATGGGCAAGATCAATGCTGTTCGTGGTGTAACATTTGACTGGAAAGATGAAATCATCGAAGCCAAAGGCGGAGAAGATGGTTACTTTGTTCGCAAGCACGACGTTGGTGTTATTGCTCAAGAAATTGAAACAATATTACCAGAAATTGTTGCTACTCGTGACAATGGAACAAAAGCTGTTCGCTACGAAAAATTAGTTGCTTTGTTAATTGAAGCAGTTAAAGAACTAGGTAGCAAAGTAGAGCAGTTAGAAGCCAAGGCAGCAAAATAATAAAGTAGCAAATCATTTTAATAAGGATCCCTAAACCGGATCCTTATTTTTTTGATAAATACTTAAACACTGGAATATAACTAATGGCCTTAACTAGACTTTCTGCAAATTCTATTGGTACTAATGCAGTTGATGCCGACGAACTTGCGGCAACCGGCGTAACACCTGGAACATATGGTAGTGAATCTGCTATACCGCAATTCACAGTTGACACCGACGGTCGTATTACTGCTGCTTCCCAAAACACAATCACAAATCTTTCAGTTGGAACATTAACCACAAGTGGGAATTTAACTGTAGGCGGTGATATCATTGTTACTGGTGATACCATTACAGTGACTACACAAAATTTATTGATTGAAGATAATATTGTTACACTTACGTTAAATGCCAGCGGAGGGGGTGCGCCTTTGGTTGACGCCGGCATGGAGATTGATCGAGGTGCAAGCCCAACGGTGGGTATACACTGGAATGAAACTGATGATGTCTGGGAATTAACTGTAGATGGTACTAATTACTATACTATATTAACAACCAACAGCACACTGGACTCTACAAAACTAAGTCCCAATCTAACAACTTTAGGCACAGTAACTACGGGAATTTGGAATGCTGACATTGTTGGAATAACATATGGTGGCACAGGTGGATCTACTGCTGGCTCGGCTAGACAGAACCTTGGTTTAGAAATTGGCGTAAATGTTCAAGCCTATGATGCAGATTTAGATGGATTGAGTGCATTATCTGCAAATGGAGTTATTGCTAGAACAGGTGCTGGAACATTTGCATCAAGAACAATATCAGCAGGCGCAGGCATTACCGTGACCAATGGTGATGGTGCAAGCGGTAATCCTTCTATAGCTCTAACAAATAATGCTGTAACAATAAATGGATCAAGTGTAGCACTTGGCAGTTCACTCACATTGGACACTGATGATATCGGTGAAGGAACGACTAATTTATATTACACAAATACTAGGGTAGCCACTTACTTAAGTTCAAATAGTTACGCTACCCAGTCATATGTAGACACCGCAGTAAGCAATTTAGTTGACAGCGCACCTAGCACGTTGAATACACTAAATGAATTGGCAGCAGCACTGGGAGATGATCCTAATTATGCCACAACAATTGCCACAAGTTTAGGAAATAAACTTAATACAGCAGATTTTACATCCACAGCCGATACTTGGTTAGGAACCAAATCCACAACTAACCTAGCAGAAGGCACAAATCTTTACTACACAGATGCTCGGGCTCGGGGAGCAATCAGCGTAACTGGTGCAGGTAGCTATAACAGCGGAACAGGTGTTATTACAATTACAGGTGGTGTAACCAGTGTTAACAGTCAAACTGGTGCAGTAACACTAAACACGGACAACATCAACGAAGGCAGCACAAATCAGTATTATACAAATACTAGAGCTAGAGCAGCAGTAAGTGCAAGTTCAGCAACAGGCATTACTTATAACAGTGCAACAGGCGAATTTAGTTTATCTAGTATTCCCAACGCTAGCCTAACTAATAGTAGCATTACAATTAACGGCAGCAATGTAAGTTTGGGCGGTAGTACCACAATTGATGCACTACCAAGCCAGTCAGGTGAAAGTGGAAAATATTTAACCACTAATGGTACTACAGCCAGTTGGGTAGACATACAAACCGGAAATACTTGGACAGCAGACACAACACCACATGCCAGTCCTATAGCAGGCGACAAGTGGTATGACAGTGCTAATAATATATTATATGAATACCAGGATGATGGTACAAATAGTTATTGGGTTGATATTTCTACAGCCAATGTTACAAGCACTTGGACAAATACTTACATTGATGGATTGTTGGATGTTGATACAACAACCACAGCACCTACCAATGGTCAAGCACTAGTTTGGAATAGCGGATCAAGTAAATGGATCCCAGGCACGATATCTACATCTAGCGTAACAGAAACATTGACTAATAAAACTATTGCTGGGGCTACAATTAGCGGCCACCTTATTCCCAGTGCTAACGTCACATACGATTTAGGTAGCAGTAGTTATAGATTTAGAGATTTATATCTAAGTGGTAGCACGATTGACCTGGGCGGTGCAACAATGACCACAGACGCTACTACGGGAACTATTGCTCTTGTAGGTAAGCCAACAGAAACTAATCCCAATCCAACTGCACTAGTTATTACCAGTGAAGGTAAAACAACCAGTGTAGCAACAACAGCAGGTGAAGTTAACTTTACCACTGTGGCAACGCAAATAGAAAGTAACCCCGGCTTTAGTGGTAGCTACAGTGATTTAACTAACAAGCCAGATTTCTCAGCATTTAACAACAGTATAGTTCCTGACACAGATAACACAAGGGACCTTGGTAGCTCAAATAAAACCTGGCGGCACGTTTATATTGGACCAGGATCATTATATGTAAATGGTAAACAAGTCATTACCGATGACAGTGACACAATAACTGTTAGCACTAGTATCAATCAAGATTTACGCTTTGAAACTACTGGTACGGGCGATATCGAAATAGATGCAGCAGGAACTGGTGCTATCAAAATTCAAAGCACACTACAGATAGAAGCAGGTAGTAATATTACCAGCAGTGATGGCAATGCAATAGGTTTTGGAAATGCAATAAATGTAGATAATATATCTAGCAAAACAACTAATGGAAATTTAGTTTTAGCAGCTAATGGGACAGGTTACGTCAACGTTAATGATGACTTAGTTGTAAGTGGTAATTTAACTATAAGTGGCACTACTACCACTATTAATACAGAAACAATAAGTTTAGCAGATAATATTATAGATCTAAACAGCAATTTTACCACAGGTAGTCCAACAGAAAACGCTGGTATTCGCATTATGCGTGGAGATAGTGCCAACGTAAGCATTCGCTGGAATGAAACATCGGATAAGTGGGAATTTACTAATGACGGAACAACTTACAATGAATTAGGAGCAGGCACAGTTGCATTAACTAGCTTTAGTGTTACCGATGCCGGCGGAGATGGCAGTTTAAGTTATAATAATTTAACAGGCGTGTTTACCTATACCGGTCCCAGCAGTTCAGAAGTCAGAGCACACTTTGCAGCAGGCACAGGTATTACAATCACCAGTGGTACAATAGCTACAACAATTACTCAGTATACAGATGCACTGGCTAGAGCGGCTATTAGTGCAGGCACAGGAATAAGTTATAATAGTACAACAGGTGTTATCAGTTCGTCAATAACACAGTACACAGATTCTGCGGCTAGATCAGCAGTAAGTGTAACTGATAGCGGAGGAGATGGCAGTTTAAGTTATAATAATACTACGGGTGTATTCACATATACAGGTCCTAGTGCCAGTGAAGTTCGCGCTCACTTCAGTGCTGGAACTGGAATTAGTATTAGCAGCGGTCAAATTTCTGCAACCCCTTATATAACTTGGGAGATCGTTGCAACAAATACAACCTGCGTAGCTGGTAAAGGATATTTTGTAAATACAACTTCTGGTGCGATAACGATGACATTGCCTGCTAGTGCGACTTTAGGTGACACTATTAGATTTAATGATTTAGCAGGAACGTTTGGAACAAATAACCTAACAGTTGCTAGAAATGGCCATAAAATACAGGGAGTCGCAGACGACTTGCTGGTTGCAGACAATCAATCCAGTTTTGGTTTAGTGTATAGCAATTCAACATATGGTTGGAAAATAATGGAGTTATAATGCCTCAAAATTATAAAACACTTAAATCTGGACTAACGGGAGTCACTGCATCGTCGATCAATGATGCACTATCATCTAACACATCCGGATTAAAATTACCTACGGGAACGACAGTTCAGCGTGATGCTAGTCCCACAGGGGGAACAATCAGGTATAATTCTACCACAGGCCTGGGAGAAATATATACATCAACAGGCTGGGCAACACTAGGGGATAGTCCTCCAACTGTAACAGGCGTAACACCTGCTACATATAATGGTAATGCAGGAACACAATTTACGATTACAGGCGCAAATTTTTCCAATGACGCTATTATAAAATTTATAACCAATGACGGAACAGAATATACAGCGCAGACTGTTACATTCATTGATTCCACCACAGTTAAAGCCACGACTCCTCAGGATTTCACAGTAGCACAAGAACCTTTAGATGTTAAACTGACCCAACAGGCAGGATCGTCAACAAAACTTGACTGCATAGACTGCGGCGGTTTACCTAGTTGGTCTACAGCCGCAGGTACCCTAGGAACATATGACTATGCAAACACTACAGGGCAAAGCGTTAATATAACAGTGGCAGCAACAGACCCAGACGCAAGTGATAGTATAAGCTACAGCATAGCATCAGGGTCTTTACCTTCTGCACTTACAATTAATGCTAGTTCTGGTCTAATATCAGGCACCTTAGCTCAACCTGGGGCAAGCACAGTGACTACAAACTTTACACTGAGAGCTACAGATATAGCAGGTAATACCAGTGATCGTGCATTCAGCATTGTTAGAAGATGGTTAGACGGATCTTCATCGGCCCAAGCATCTACCAGTGCTGCTGATATATACAGTTTAACAGGTGGATCTGCTGCTAGCGGTATATACTGGATTAAACCAAGTGGATATGCAACTGCTTTCCAAACTTATTGCTTAATGAATAGTTTCGGTGGATTTCATTGGATGTTAATGTTCCTTGTAAGAGATGCTAGTGCTTCATCTGCATTCGCTTATGATGCTAGCTATTGGACAACAAGAACTCCTATAAATGTTACTTCGGGCAATTTAAACTATACCAGTAATACCAGTACAGATGTGGCTACTGATATTGTAGCATCATTTGCTTTTAGATATTTGGCCTGTAGTTTTTATGGTAGAGATTCTAATTTATCAACATACCTAATAGGATCTTCTACAAATAGTAGTAGTCAACTTCTAACTGCATACACCAGTGTCGGGTTGACTATGTCTAAAACTGGTGCGGGTTCAGATGCAGAGTCAGTTCGTGATTATAGCTACAGCGCCGACGGCGGAGCTGCAACATCTGGATACCCACAATGGGGTACTCCAGGAAATCAATGGAGATACAATCAATCACAAAACTACAGCAACGGATATTCATATGCTAGATTTGGACAGGCTATAGCTACAGAAAACTATCAAAGTTATTTCTATAGCAATAATGGTAGAGGTCTGGGTATTAAATCTACACTAGGTGGTGGTGGTTATGCGGCCAGTGCAGGATTTGGCTATGTTAACTCTAGAACAAATGCTGGTGGAAGCAGTCCCAGTGGTTCAATTAATAATTCTAGTAAAGTGGAAATTTGGGTAAGATAAATATTGGAATATAGGAAAAATTAATGGCGTTCCCTTCAAGTCCGAGTAATAATCAACAAGCAACGGTAGGTGGTATACTATATCAATATTCCACTAGCACCAATAGCTGGAAACGCATACCTGATCAAGTTATCAGCGATGACACCATTATTGATGGCGGAAACCTAGATGGACCTAGTGCAGGGTCTGGTGTTACTACTATTACTGATGTACATAATATCAATGATTTGGCTGATGTTGACACCGCCACCGCAGTGCCCACCAACGGACAGGCTCTAGTTTGGAATGGAACATCCGGACTTTGGGTTCCAGATACAGTAAGCACTAGTAGTGCTACAGAAACACTAACTAATAAAACTATTGCCGGTGCTACTATCACTGGGCACCTAATCCCCGGCACAAATATTACATACGATTTGGGTAGTGCAAGTTATAGATTTAGAGACTTGTATTTGAGTGGTAGCACCATTGACTTGGGCGGTGCAACAATGACCACAGATGCCAGCACAGGCACTATTGCTCTTGTAGGTAAGCCAACAGAAACCAATCCCAACCCAACTGCACTAGTTATTACCAGTGAAGGTAAAACCACAAGCGTAGCAACAACAGGCGGTGAAGTTAACTTTACCACAGTTGCTACTCAAATACAAAGTAATCCAGGATTCAGTGGCAGTTATAGCGATTTAACTAATAAACCAGACTTTACAGCATTTAATGAAAATATTATTCCAGATACCAATAATACTAGAGATTTAGGTAGCGCCAGCAAAACTTGGCGCCACGTTTATATTGGTCCAGGGTCATTGTATGTAAATGGTAAACAGGTCATTACAGATGATAGCGATACTATTACGGTTAGTACCAGCATTAATCAGGATTTGCGATTTGAAACCACTGGAACAGGCGATATAGAAATAGATGCAGCTGGAACAGGCGCTATCAAAATTCAAAGCACGTTACAGGTGGAAGCCGGTAGCAACATTACCAGCAGCGATGGTAACGCAATAGGTTTTGGAAATAACATTACTGTAGATGGCATTACAAGTCGTTCAACAAACACAAACTTAACATTAAGTGCCAATGGCACAGGTGTAGTAACTGTCAGTGACGACCTTGTCGTAACAGGTAATTTAACAATCAGCGGAACTACAACTACTGTTAACACAGAAACAATTAGCCTTGCTGATAATATTATTGATTTAAACAGCAATTTTACTACTGGTAGCCCTACAGAAAATGCTGGGATACGTGTAATGCGTGGAGATAGTAACAATGTAACTTTGCGTTGGAATGAAACAGACGATGTTTGGGAATATACCACAGATGGAACAGCGTATGTTCCCGTTGTAGGAACTACTGCCACACAAACACTGACAAACAAAACGATTAGTGGCAGTTCAAATACGTTAAGTAATATTGCCAATGCTAGTTTAACCAACAGCAGCGTTACAGTAACAGCAGGAACTGGCATGAGTGGCGGTGGCACTGTAAGTTTAGGCGACAGTGTCACATTAACTAATGCTGGCGTTACCAGTGCTGTAGCTGGTACAGGTATCAGTGTAAGCGGTGCCACAGGAGCAGTTACGATTACGAATTCAGGTGTTACATCTGTAACAGCTGGAACAGGTATTAGCGTTAGCGCATCAACAGGAGGAGTTACGATAACTAATACTGGACCAACAATGGGTAAAGCCATAGCGATGGCAATGATTTTCGGAGGATAAAATGGCCGCACCTAATATAGTAGCCGTTTCAACAATTACAGGAAAAACTGCACTAGCAGCACTGACAACTTCTACTGCGTCCATATTATCTAATTCAGCAGCCAGCGGAACGGTTGTTAAAGTTAATACAGTAACAGTGGCAAATTATAGCGGCACTGCGGTTAGCGTTACCGTTACAATTTTAAGAAGTTCTACAAGTTATTATCTAGCTGGGACTGTCAGTGTTCCTGCAAATTCAACACTGATTATTGTAGGCAAGGATAATTTTGTTTATTTAGAAGAAGGCGATACACTACAAGCCAGCAGTAGCGCGAATTCTGCTGCTAGTATATACGCATCCTATGAGATCATAAGTTAATATGGCAAGACGTGGCAATGTTAGAGGAAAAAATGTAACAACTAATACTGGATATAATGCCAGTGCCAGCGGTGTTTTTAATATGGACGATCATTTTTCTGCACAGTTAGATAATGCTTGGCCTAGCTGGGGTGTGGTACCAGGTGCTCCTAGTGTTACTGGAGTTAGCAGAGTAAGTGGCAGTGGAACAAGTATAGATGTAACTTTTACCGCACCTGCTTATAATGGAAATCAAACAATTACAAGTTATACAGCGGTAAGTACACCCGGTAGTATTACTGCTACAGTAAGTCAAGCAGGTGGTGGTACTGTAAGAGTAACAGGATTAACACAAGGAACAAGTTATACATTTGTGGTATATGCTACAAATATAGTAGGAAATAGTGCGAATAGTACAGCTAGTAGTGCAATCACAGCAGGTACTACTCCAGGAGCACCGACAATAGGTACACCATTAAGAGTTAGTGGAAGTTCAACACAAATAGATGTGCCCTTTAGTGCCCCTGCTAGTAATGGTGGTTTTGCAATTACTAGTTATACAGCAGTAAGTAGTCCTGGTGGTATTACAGGTACATTAAGCCAAGCAGGCAGTGGAACTATAAGGGTTTCTGGATTGACCACAGGGACAAGTTATACATTTACAGTTTACGCTACCAACACTCTAGGTAATGGAGCAAGTAGTGCAGCAAGTTCAAGCATATTCCCTGCAACAGTACCATCAGCCCCAACCATAGGAACACCAACACGAGTAAGTGGATCATCAACACAAATATATGTACCTTATACTGCACCTGCTGATAATGGATCTGCCATAACAAGTTATACAGCGGTAAGTAGCCCTGGTGGTATTACAGGTACATTAAGCCAAGCAGGATCAGGAACAATTACAGTTAGTGGACTTACCGCAGGAACTTCATATACATTTACAGTATATGCAACGAATGGTATTGGAAATAGTGCAAGTAGTGCAGCAAGTTCAAGCATATTTCCAGCCTCAGCTCCCTCAGCTCCAACTATTGGTACACCAAGTAGAGTTAGTGGTAGTGGAACACAAATTGATGTTCCATTTACAGCACCTGCTAACAATGGATCTGCTATAACAAGTTATACAGCAGTAAGCACACCGGGTAGCATAACAGGTACATTAAGTCAAGCAGGTAGCGGTACTATACGAGTATCTGGATTAACACAAGGTACAAGTTATACCTTTGTAGTATATGCAACTAATGGTATTGGAAATAGCTCCAATAGTTCTTCTAGTAGTGCAATAACTCCTGCTGTCGTGCCAGGCGCACCCACTATTGGCACAGCAACAGCTACGGGGGCAACAACAGCAACAGTTTCATTTACAGCCCCTGCTAGTAACGGTGGACTAGCAATTACTAGTTATACAGCAGTTAGTAGCCCCGGTGGTATAACAGGAACATTAAGTCAGGCAGGCAGCGGAACAATTACAGTATCAGGATTAACAAAAAGCACAGCCTATACCTTTACAGTTTATGCAACAAATGGTGTAGGTAATGGGTCGAGTAGTTCAGCAAGCGGCTCGATAACAACATGGAGCGACGCTCCAACATCTGTTTCTTATTTAGTTGTAGCAGGAGGAGGAGGCGGTGGATTATCGCAAGGGGGAGGCGGCGGTGGCGGCGGATTATTACAAGGTAGCAGTTTATCAGTTACAAATGGTGTTACTTACACAGTAACAGTGGGAGGTGGCGGTGCTGTTAATGCAAACGGTGGTTCTAGTGTTTTTAGTTCAGTGACAGCAACCGGTGGCGGACGAGGTGGATCAGCTAGTCCCTATGATCCTGCCAGTCCTGCTGTGCAAAATGGCCAAGCAGGAGGTTCAGGAGGCGGTGGTTGCGGTGCTGATAATAATAGTTGGGCAACGGGTTCAGGCGGTGCAGGAACTCCCGGGCAAGGTTATAACGGAGGCAGTGGTGTAGGAAGTGGAACTGCTTGGGGTGGCGGCGGTGGAGGCGGCGGTGGTGCTGGCCAAGCAGGACAAAACGGCCAAGGAGTTCGTAATGGCGGTTATGGTGGCAGTGGCGCACAATGGACCGTAACCGGTACATATTATTCAGGCGGTGGTGGAGGCAGTGCCAATTGTAGATCAGGTGATGGAACAGCCGGTCCAGGTGGTGCTGGCGGCGGTGGAGGTGGCGATGGTGGTTGTACTCCTTCTCCAGGGTATCCAGGAACAACAAACACCGGTGGAGGTGGTGGTGCAACAAAATCAGGTGGCAGTGGAATAGTCATTATAAGATATGGAAACGCAGCAGCGGATGCAGTTGCTACAACAGGAAGCCCTACTTACAGTAATTCAGGTGGATATAAAACATATACCTGGACTAGTTCAGGTTCTATAAGGTGGTAATATGGCTCACTTTGCTAAATTAGATGAAAATAATAACGTTATCGATGTTATCATTGTAGATAACAGTGAGTTGTTGGATGACAATAATATTGAAAGAGAAGAACTAGGGCTAGCATTTTGTATAACATTGACCAGACACGTATATTGGAAGCAAACAAGCTACAATGGTACAATAAGAAAAAACTTTGCCAAAATAGGATCAATATATGACCCAGTTAAAGATATGTTTTTAGATAAGCAACCATACCCTAGTTGGACATTAAATACTGAAACAGGTAAATATGAACCACCGGTACCAAGACCAATACAACCAGCAGATCATTATTCTAATCCTGGATATACTTGGGATGAAAGTACATTAAGTTGGCAAGACTGCTCATACAAAACCGATGGATATTTTATAAAACCCACTAATCCATAGCGGTAGCTTCACATAAGTATTCATATGTCTAAAAAAATTGCTATTATTGGCCGAGGCACCGCGGGGTGTTATGCTGCAAGTCACTTTTATCGTTGGAGTGATTGGGAAATTGATTGGTATTTTGACAACAAAATTAAACCCCAAGCAGTAGGAGAAGGATCTACACTGGATTTTCCTAGAGATTTGTATCTTAATATGGATTTTAATATTGAAGAATTAGAGTCTATATATGGGACATTAAAAGCTGGAATTAAAAAAACAGGTTGGGGACCAGGTAAAGAATATGTGCATACCTTCCCAGGAGGTAACGTTGGGTACCATTTTAATGCAGTCATGCTTCAAGAATGGGTTATCAATCACTATAAAGACAAAAGACGAGTTAACATTATTGAAAAAAATGTAACACATGATATGATTGACAGCGATTATATTATGGATTGCTCAGGTAAACCTGAAAATTTTGATGACTTTCATTTAAGTGAATATATTCCAGTTAATAGCGTTTATGTTACACAGTGTTTTTGGGAAGGTGTAACATTTCAATATACGTTAACTTTAGCAAGGCCATATGGATGGGTGTTTGGTATTCCTTTACTCAATCGCTGTAGTATTGGATATATGTATAATAATACGATTAATACACTAGAAGAAGTTAAAGAAGATGTCAAGCAAATATTTACAGATTATAAATTGACACCTAGCGATCAAACAAATGCCTTTAGTTTTAAGAACTATTATAGAAAGACCAACTATGAAGGTAGGGTAGCATACAATGGTAACGCAAGTTTCTTTTTAGAACCATTGGAAGCAACAAGTATTAATTTGATGAATAAAAACCATAGAAGAGCTTATGACTTATGGTTCAATAATAAGTTTTTAAGCCAAATTAATCAAGAATACGCAACTGATATTTTAGAAATCCAAAACGTTATTATGTTACATTACGCTGCCGGCTCTGTTTATGATACAAAATTTTGGGATTTCGCAAAATCAAAGGGGCAAAAAAACTTACCTAGCTTAATGAATAATTCTAGATTTAAATCAATTTTAGCGGGTGAAGAAGCAGACAACGCTAGTTATGGTACTTGGAATCGTAATAGCTTTAAGCAAAATCTAAGCAACTTGGGTTTAATGTAATGATTCAAAATATGTTTCAAATTCCTTTTTTGCAACTAGAATGCAATAATTGGAATATGAAAAAAGAAAAATTATTAGGAATACCCAAAGATTTAACTAAATCAATTTTTATTCAAACTGATTATTTTAATAATCAAGATTATACACATAAGGTGTCAGATATTTTTACTGATGAAATATATCAATTTCAAAATATTTTAGGTATAAAACAAGCTAGTATTAAAAAGGCTTGGTTTGAATTGGCAGAAAAACATGATTATCATGGCCCACATACACACGGTGCAGTTGGATACAGTGCGGTTTGCTATATAAATTATCATAAAAGCCATACCCCTACAAAATTTATTGCACCATTTAAGAATTGGATAAACGGTAACGATATTGTTTTCTCTCCCAGTGTACAAGAAGGTACTATTATATTCTTCCCATCTGCACTATTACATTATACAGAAGCAAACAACGCTGACGATCAAAGATTAATTATTTCTTTTAATATAGACTGTAAATAATGAACAAGAACTTAAACGATTATATTATTAGGCTATCAAACTTTGTGCCATATCAAACATGTGATAGTACTGTAAATGAATTAAAAGAAAAAACATTTACAAAACATACGTATTCTACAGGGGTCGGTGATGAATTTTCGTTTGCCAATGATTTAAGTGTTAGATATGATTCATCATTATCAACTTATTTTTCTTTAATGCAAATTTGTTATGAAGCACTAAGAAACTATCATAAATTAATTAATTTTGACTGGTATGATCATTGGACAGGATATACGGAAATACGCTTTAACAAATATGACGAAGGTACAGAAATGAAAAAACACTGTGACCATATTAGAAGCGTGTTTGATGGGAAAATAAGAGGCGTTCCTATACTGACAATTTTAGGAAGTCTAAATGATAATTATGAAGGTGGGCAATTAAAATTATTTGACGACGAAGTTATAGAGTTTCAAAAAGGTGATATTATAATATTTCCCAGTAATTTTTTGTACCCACATCAAGTTTCATTGGTGACTAAGGGAACACGTTATAGTTTTGTTTCTTGGTCATATTAAACAAAGTCTGATATATGAAACCTCCCACAGGAAGAATACAAGGATTATTTCCTATACCAATTGGTATGTATGATTTAGGCCGAAATTTTACAGCCGAAGAATTGAACTGTATTATCAGTCTAGAAAAGTCTAAGAATATGGGTAATTTAAAAAGCGCCAACGAACATATCTTAGATATACCTATTTTGTGCGATGTAAAAGATTTTTTAACTTTATGTATGAACGATTTTTTTAAAACTGTTTATAGTCCTAAAAACAATGTCATGCTTAGAATTACGCAGAGTTGGTGTAATTATACAGAAAGCAATGAATTTCATCACAAACATCAACATCCTAATAGTTTTATTAGCGGAGTATTTTATATACAGACCAATAATTTAACTGATAAAATTTTCTTTTACAAAGATGATTACAGACAATTTGATATACCAGCCAGTGATTTCAACATATACAACAGTAGCAGTTGGTGGTATGAAAGCATTACAGGGCAGCTTTTATTATTCCCAAGCAGTTTGACACATATGGTAGAAAACAGAGCAGCTTGCGATTATACTAGAATCAGTATAAGTTTTAACACATTTCCAGTTGGCAATTTAGGAGAAATTGATCGATTAACTGGACTTACACTTCAATAAAGACTATACCTATGCACATACAACTCTGTCATATTATAAATATTGAATCGGAGAATATCATTGATTAAAAAACTAATCAATCCACTGACAGCTCGGTATGCTGAAGCAAAAAGATTAGTCCTCGGTTCAGAGTTGTCTTGGTATTACCAGACTGGCTCTACTTACAATGACTTTTTCAATCAAAACCAACAGCCATTAATCGGTGATAGTAAAATAGTTGACGTTTCTTACTATAGCCATGCTTTGTTGGTAAGACCAAAAGATAACTATGTAACAAAAATTTCTTCCAGCTATTGGGAAACATTGTTTCTTCCTGTGTTAAAAGACATCATTGCAGCAAATGATTTAAAAGTAGAAATGTTTGCACGAGCAAATATCAACTGCGCTGACCCCTATGTGGAAAATGTAATATCTGAACCACATCATGATCATAAATTTAATCATAATAATCTAATCGTATACTTCAATGACGCCGGCGGATCAACAGTAATCTTAGATGAAAATGACCTAAGCATCATTGATACATTTGAACCCACTGAGGATTCTATAGTTACTTTTTCAGGATTCCACGCAATGAAACCTTCAAAAACAAAGCGTCGTATCGTTTTAGTAGCAACTTATATTTAACGATATGTGGATTTAACCATGGCTCATTTTGCAAAATTAGATGAAAATAATTTGGTAATAGATGTTGTTGTAGTTCATAACAATGAATTATTAGATGGCAACGGCATTGAACGAGAAGAATTGGGTATAACTTTTTTAATTAACACTTTTGGTTATAGTAATTGGAAACAGACAAGCTATAATGAGACTTTTAGAAAAAACTATGCAGGATGCGGGTATACATACGATCCTGGTAGAGATGCTTTCATACCGCCCAAACCGTTTCCAAGCTGGATGTTAAATGAAGCAACTTGCACTTGGGATGCGCCTATCCCTATTCCCGAAGATCATATGGTAACAAAAATATACATCTGGGACGAATCTATAGTAAATTGGAAAGATGTAAGTAACGGGTCTCCTCCTCCCTGGTAATTCTTACGTTGACATTGAATTTGTTCAATAAACTATTTTAATAAAAATGATAAATAATACTAAATCAGGAGAATTATAAAATGGCAGTTTTACCAGCAACTGGCTCTGAGATGTCAATGGGCCGTATTAAACAGGCCTATACTGGAGTGGCACCTGCGCCGGGTCAGAATATTTCACTAAGTGGTACCCTTGGTGCTTATCGTGGTAGGCTAGCAGGAATAGAAACTAAACTCAGTATTATCCTTGGCGGTCAGTTTACTCCATACGCATATTAAACACTTATATTATAAGAAACAATTCACTAAATACCTCAAATTATTTGAGGTATTTTTATGGCTGATGAAAACACAAATCCCAGCAAGTTAGAAAAATTATTTGAAATATGTCCTTATACGTCATTGAGCAATTTTGAACGAGCGCATTTTGACTTACAACCCGGTCCGGGATATTCAAGGCATATTATGACCGTCATCAATAGAATTCGAAAGATTGACAGCGACTTGGAATCGGAAACTAGAAAATTTGAGCGTAATTGCTTACTGGAAGAAAAACAGAAATTAGAAAATTACCTTGAAGCCCAAGATGAACAGGAAATGACCGCGGCGCTGCATAGCTGGGAAATGACGGAAAGAGATTATTGGGCAGATCACTTAGGTAAGATTGCAGCTCTTGAAATTTTAACATTTGGTAAGCCTCGATATGAAACTATGACAAAGATGGCTAAACTGCCAGAGGATCTTTACGCGAAATCTACACAAATCTGTGTTAAACTAGCAAATACAATTAAGAGGGCAACTTTTGAAGCAGAAGAAATGATAGGAATTTCTCAAAACTTCAATGATGAAACGCTGAGTTCACAGTTAGCCAAAATGGATCACCCAGAGCCGCCCGCTCCACCTGAACCAAAAAAACTATTACTGAAAAAAATTAAAGAATGAGCAACGTTAGAATAGCAGTTTGTATACCTACCAGAGAGCAAATGCATAGCAGGTGTGCATTTTGTTTGTATGAACTTGCAAGGGTGCTGACAGAAAAAAATATAGCACATAGAATTTTTTTAAGTCCAGGCACTCTGATAGCAAACCAAAGACATGAACTGGTGCTGTCTGCCATGGAATGGCATGCCACACATGTTATGTTTATTGACAGTGATATTGTTTTTGATCCGCAGCATGTCTTAGATTTATTAAATTTTGATGAACCCATTGTAGGTGCAGCGTACAGTAAGCGTATTGAACCCATTATACCCACTGCATGGGAACGGATCGATGACTGGAATAGCTGGATTAGGCTTGATGAGCAAACTGACAGCCATATTAAAGTTGCCTGTATGGCTTTGGGGTTTTGTTTGATTAGAACTGAAGTATTCAAAGAAGTTCCGCTTCCCTGGTTTATACTGGGTTATATTAATGGAAGCTACACTGGTGAAGATATTGAATTTTTTAGACGGTGTGGTGCAGTAAACATTCCAATTTGGCTTGATGTTAAAACTAGTTTAGAAATCGGACATTTGGGTATTAAAGAGTTTAGAAACGTTGACGATATTGTAGTAAGCATTGCCACTTTGCCAACCATCGATTAAGTTTAATAATATTTGCTTCCGCCGCTAACTTATATTCCCTGTCTGAAAAGTAATGCTGCACAGTTAAGTCTTTCTCCGTAACTGATAATAATAAGTTTAATGTATTATCTTCCATGGACATCAGTAATCTGATCAGTGGGTGATTATTTTCTTCGTTGTTAAGTAAATGTTGAACTTGTAAATACCAACGCTCTACATAACATGTTTCGGGTTTAAAGATACTATTGAGTAAAGGATTGTTAAGCCTGCAATCCCAGCAGTAGTACAAGTCAACTGACTTTGCTGTTTTAAGAGGTTGTTTCCTTGGAAATTGAATTATCTCTGCTGCCATTTTTCTTATCTACCCAAATGCAAAAATTCTTAAATTTATCAATCAATCGCGATGAATTCATCATTTGTCTTGTCTTGGGATGTAATGGACTTGGTAAATGTTCAATATCAGACCATGCGTAGCCGCTGTTTTCCCAATTAAGGACGGGAACAAATTCTTTATTAACCAATACAATAAATGTATCGTATATAAAATCTTTACTTCTACTTTGATATCTATGTAAAGGTAATATTTTTTTAAATTTTGTTAATTGCAATTCTTCTTTTAGTTCTCTAACTAGTGTATCGGATGTTGACTCATTGTGCTCGGCTCGACCTCCTGCAAACGTCCATGTGTTAGGATGGCTTTCTTTGGGCGATCTCAGTACCGTTAATACTTTACCTGAATGTTCACTTACAATGATAGCACCAACTCCTCTAAATTGTTTCACAAATATAATCTCCACCAACCATTTTGATATGTACCAGCCACTGCACTAATCCATTGCCCTCGACGCCATTCATATAGAACACCTGTTGTTGCGTTTAGCACAATGCCACTATTGTTACTTATACTTGAAAAACTAACCGTCCATGCACTTCCGTTATATTGAATAATGTCATTTGCAACTGCATTTGTTACTCCCCATTCTGTTACATTGGGTACATCTTCTAACACAAGGTAGCGTTGGTTAGTCGCTGCTGCGGGTAAGCCACGTCCTGGGGCAGTTCTTACAGGATTAATGATTCCATCAATCGCTCCCTCTGTGGCACTGGGCAAACTGCCTTCATCTATGGTAATATAAGCAATGTTGGGCGCAGCGTGATCTACATTATCTATTGTTGCTATAATATCTTTACTGTAATCTTCAGGATCTTGCCCACGGCGTAATCGTAAATTGCTTATACCTAATCTTAATTCACCATAGGGGCGCAAGGCTTCTTCCCAAGTTAACAAATCACCACTGGGGGTTGTCTGTCCACCTGCTTGATTTAGTATGATTGCTTGTGGACCATCTATTCTTACTTGTAGTTTTTGATTTTCAAAAGTTACTATGACCCACTCTTTGTTGGGTATAGGATCACTAGGCAACCAATCGAATTTCTCATTCTCTTTAAGGCGACGTATCTCATTGAGTATAGAATGTATAAGAGTTTGGCGTTTAACTTTAGCAGGGGGATTTATTAATATTGGAAGTGTGAAATTTAAGGCAGCAACGTCAATGATGTCATCTGTTCCCATGGGAACTTGTCTAACACTCCAAACAATGTTAACTAATTCTGTGTAAGTTAAATTACTCCAATCAAAAGGATTATCATTGGTCTTTAAATTAATACTAGGATTAAACAAAACTAATAATTGTTCCATTAACTGAAATTTCTGTTCAGTATTACTAGTCCATATATCAACCTGAACTGTTAAATCATAGGGAACAGGCATGTATCTTTCAACAGTATAAGAATTCCCAATGGTGTCACTTTCGTATGTACCTGTTTGGTAATTAAATTTCTTTTCATACACTTGAAGAGAGCTAATATGTGTGGGGTTTGACCTACGCTCAGCACTCATGGTCATATCAGTGATATAGCAACTGATAAACGGCACAGTGTTAATCATGTTCTCACTTTGATTTTTCATTATGTGAGCAGCCATGCGATTAATATCACCATAACGAACAGGCACTTGGATATAAGTTTCTTGTCCGTTGCGGTCTTTACCAGTTTTTACACTGAATCCACCAAGTATACGCATAAACTGTGCTAGGTATCTTCTTAATTGTTCGTCGTAGAAAAATTGCATGATTAAAAGTCCGTTTTAGGTTTAATAACTTGGCTTAGGGCTTGACGCTCGGGCATTTCTTCACTGCCGATTACAGTGGTTGCGGTGTTGTTGATAAATGGTGCAGCATTAAGCACGCGATCACGTAAATTAACGGGACCATTTGGTGTTTCCATACGTTGCCAACGTGTTCCTCTATATACAAACAATGTGGGAGGGCTGTAGTCTGTACGCAGGAAAAATTCTCCCTGAGTTGGTAGCAATGGAAAACTTAAACCTTCGTTCAACGCTTCACCATGGTTATATGTAGTGTCAGCATTTGTTTGATATTTCTTACTAACATCCTGTATGATATTATCACCGTCGTCTAATATTGTAGGAGCAAGTTGCTCACCACGCTCTACAATAGCATTACTTATTTCCAGCTCACGCTGATATGTGCTTAAGGCATCTTTAAGCGTGTCTATACCATTGTCTGCTTTTTGCTGCAATATGTCTCTATATTCTTGAGCATCTGTCATTGGACTGGCTTTGATGCGCCATATATGTGGATACCAAGTTTGACTAAATCCTTCCGCAGCACGAGCAGCATCTTGTATAACATAAAATTTATTGATAGCAGGCTTAGTTTGATCTAACAGTAAATCATCTCTAACATGGGGTAACTCGATTACATCTCCCGCCATGAGCTTGCGTCCCATGCGTTCCACCATGTCATTGGTATGAAACGTTACAAATATAGTATCAGCACTTAAAAATAAACCAAACTGTGTTAGATCAAAATCTTGATCTCCCACATTATAAACGCCACGTAGTTCATAGACATCGGGGTCATATATACGATCTCTGTTTTCAAGTAGAAGCAAGTCTTGTATTTTAGTTTCGTCTAATTTGCTTTCTACTCTATGATTAGGTTTAGTTGGATCATTGCTGGCACCCTGATCCGCTGGCTGCAAATATTTGTGGATTAGAACGGCAGTGCCACCAACAAGAAATTGTTCACGGATAACCTTGTCCATGAAATGATAATCATTGGTCTTTTCGTTCTTCCAAAGGCTTAATCTTGGCATAGTATACTATTTACCTTATGTCAATTCAAAATATTTTTTATAACATTGTTGCTTTTTAGCAACAAAATGAGTTATAGTGTAGTATATCTTACCGTTATACTTGATTTAAATACTATCTACATGTACAATAACAGATAACTACAACTATATAAGTTTGTATATGATTTTAAAAAGGAAAAAAGGATGAAAAAACTTTTATTAGCAGCATTGATTGCTGGAGCTGCTACCGCAGCACAGGCCCAAACTAGTCTATATGGCTTGGTAGATGGATATGTTGGTCATACTAATAATAAAGCACCAACTCAAATTAGCAGCGGTGGAATGACTACTAGTTATATAGGAATTCGTAGTTCAGAAGACCTAGGTCATGGCGTTAAAGCCAATGTCGTGCTTGAGCAATTTCTACGCCCAGATACTGCTCAACAAGGTCGTTTCAACGGAGACAATATGTTTGCTCGTAACGCTTATGTTGGTTTGAGCAATAAATCAGGCGAAGTACAAGCTGGTCGTGTAACCACACCATACTTTATTTCAACTATTGCGTTTAACGCACTAAGTGATAGTTTTGTGTTTAGTCCAATGGTTACACAGCGTTTTGGTGCCAGTAATTATAACCTAGGCGGCGGTGGATCAGATACTGGCTGGAACAATGCAGTACTAGTAAAAACTAATGCTGGTCCTGTTGCTTTAACTGGGGTTTATTCAGCTGGCGTGCAAGATGATGCTTTTGGAACTAAGCAAAGCGGTAAAAGTCTTGGCGGTATGATGTTCCAAGGTCCAGTTGGTTTTACAGCAACTTGGCAAGAAGTTGATATGGGCCCAGGACGTCATAATATGACATCTGTAATCACAGGTATAAGTGTGGATCTAAAAAGAGCCAAGATGTTTGCACAATGGAATCGTGTAGAAAACAGCGATGCAGTAACCAAAGAAGATAAAGGCTACAGCATTGGTGCTACAATGCCAATGGGCAAAGGTAACACACTAATGGCCAGCTACAGTCATTTTGACCATAGTTTTGTTGGAAACCGTAGTGCAGAAACAGCCAGCTGGGCAGTAGGTATTAGCCATGCAATGAGCAAGCGTACTGACTTGTATGCGGCTGTCAAAGACACTAACTACACAAACGACGGTGTCAACCGTACTAATGCTGCATGGGCAGATGCTCGTGTAATGGGCGTTGGTATTCGTCATCGTTTCTAATATATTAGAAACTTTCCCAAAACCCGCCGTCGGCGGGTTTTTTATTGACACAAAATGGCTAACCTGCTATACTGTGGAAATGGACATTCAGATAAGTTGTCGTAGCCAATTAAAACGAGATATACTTGAGGAACTAGCTCAAGCCTATGTTCATCTTCTAAAATTGGACAAAAATCCAAAAAGTGTTATAATCACGACACGTAAAGATGTTAATAGTGAGTTTAACGCAGATGGCTTTGCTTCAGAATACGGCGGAGAATATTACATATTCTTACAAAGCACGTTGTCTGCGGATAGACTGGCTAGGATACTGGCACATGAAATGGTGCATGTCAAACAGTTTGTTCGCGGACATTTAAAGATTGTTTTAAGTAAGAAACGATATGAGCATGTTTGGTTGGGAAAGGTAGTAAAAAATCGTTACTTAGATAGGCCTTGGGAAATTGAGGCTTATAGTAAGGAATCATTATTAATGCATAGGGCATTTGAGTTAATTAGGAGAAAGTATGGCAACCAGAAAGCAAGTAAAGGTAGAAACAGGTAAAATCGCTTGGCGTTTTGAACAGCCAGCTAAACCCGTTCCTTACAAGGAAGCAGATGCCAAATATGTAGGCAATGAACCGCAGTATCCCTCGCTGGATGAACAGGATACTTGGAGTCACGTCACTTACAGAACAACAATTCACAAAACACTTAACTGGTATAATTTTACTCAGGACAACAAGACCAGCCAAGAATGGCTAGTCAACTTTTTAAGTAAGAATCCACGCCGAGCCAAACAGGTTGAAGCCATTAAACGGGGCGATCTTACACCGGGATCTAGTATTGGCTTCGTGCTGCGAGCAGCACGTATGGGTTTAAAACTAAGATTTAGCACCATGCGTACAATTGTCAAAGCACTTAAGACTCAGGGTTGGACCAGTGAGCTTAGTCCCAAAGAAGTCAAAGAAGTCAAAGTTGAAGTAGCCAAGCCCAACATACAGGACCGTTTGCGCGAAAAGGCTCAGGAGTCTGCTGGTGACTTAGAAGGTGCTTTTGATGACTTCGTTAAAAATGGTTTTAAAGGTGAGCCACGCTTAGTAGATTTACTAACTAAGAACAACATTCAACCTGCACATGTCAAACATGTTGTCGCTGTAATTGAACGCAACATCGCAGAGTTTGAACAAGTTGCCGAAGGCAAGGACAGTCAACTACTTGAAGCATACAAGCACTGGAATAAACGTCAAATCAAGGCTGTGCTCGCTTGGTGGCAACAGGCTCTGGCAGACACTAACAGCTATGGCATCATCAAACGTGCCAATAAGGCTCCACGCAAGAAAAAGGCAGTGCCGCCAGAAAAAGTGGTTGCCAAACTGATTTACATGCGTGAAAGCACTGAGCTCAAAGTTAAGAGTGTGGACCCCGTCAACATCCTTAGTGCTGAAGAACTTTGGGTTTACAATACTAAAACTCGTAAGCTGGGTATTTACATTGCTGACAGCCATATTGGCAAGCTGGGTGTAAAGGGATCTAAGATATTTGGATTTGATTCCGCCCTAAGTGTGCAGAAAACGCTACGCAAGCCCGACAAGCAGATCAAAGAGTTTAACGACAATGGCAAGCCTGCCGCTAAGAAATGGTTCAAGGGCATCAAGAGTACCGAGATTAAACTTAACGGTCGCATCAGTCAGGATACAATCCTACTAAAGGTATACAAATGAAAAAAACATTCTTAGCACTATTAATCGGATCCACTCTGGCATCGTGTGGCGGAGGGGGTGGAGGCGGAGGTAGTGTAGTAACACCGCCTAGTTCAAGTTTAAATCCAATTTTTACCATCGGAAGTTTTGACCTAACTGTGGCCAGCGATTCAGAAGATGCTGCCAAATTCGGAGATGGACTTGGTTTCGATATTATCGCAGTGGGTGATGTAAACAGCGATGGCTATGACGATCTTTTGTTGGGAGTTATGCGATACAACCAAGGTGGAAGTGTTGCAAGATCTTCAAAACCTATTTTACTGGTTTACGACACGATCTCGAAATCCTATAAGGTTGACACAGCATTCAAGTCGGTCGCAAATAGGCATATATGGCCTCGACAAGGACTGATTGCTGATTTAACTGGCGATGGAAAAAAAGATATTTTTATCGGTGATACAGGGGTAGACGGTACCGGCAACGATTGCGGTTTTCAAAATAGCTTGGTAGTTAATAACGGTGCATATATTAATGCAACTAGCCTACTGCCCCAGGTTTGGGATTATAGTCACGGTTTAATGTCTGCTGATTTCAACAAAGATGGTATTAATGATTTATTGATTTTAAATCAACCATATCTCTCACAGAATAGAATGGTTAATTGCGGAGGGTATTCCGGGCAAGGGTTTACAAACAGCAGTGTTTTATTAGCTGGGCCCAACATGGCAAAACTGTCTTTTAAATTGGCTCTTGATGAATCAACGACCGAACCAGGAATCAATTTCACAGAAAAATTTGTTAAGCCCATGGGCATTGGCACTGCTGATGACATAAACGGTGATGGAATCCCAGATGTGATAACTGGTAGCACCTACAACTTAAACATTCTGGAATCAAACGCAGTTCTATCCTACAATAAATCTAAGCAGGTTTTGATCCCCAGTTTTATGAGAAATGCTCTCAATGCTCAAGAGTGTTTCTTATGGTTTAATAATTGTGATACTCCCTATAGCTTTGTTGCTGCAAAAGACTTAGATGGAGATGGTAAAAAGGAAATAGTTGCCGCAATAGCTTATTCTATTAATGGCACATGGTCAGGTCTGGGATATCAAATACTGAAGAATATAAGCGGAACTTGGACTGATGTTACAGAAACCATTATCCCTGGACAGTTGGGTAGTTTTAAAGACCCATATGCTTGGTGTTACCGTATGCAATTCGCAGATTTGAATGGGGATGGTATTGATGACATTATTTGTAATACGTTATCTACAGTGTTTAACAAGCAGATTTTGTTGTCTAATGGCAAAGGGCAATTTGCGCCCGGTACTACTGATACGGTTAAGCAGCATGTGGGAAATAATAGATTTACCATCGTCAATCTCGGTGGTGTGAAGTATATGTTGTCAACAGGTGCAGGACAAACTGTCATACAAGCCACTAAGATTTAATATTAATTAGTTTGAAAGCTGGCTATATTTAATTGTATTGCGTTGTTCAGTGCTTTGACATAGTGATATTGAATATCTATGTTTAAGTACTGAACATAATTATGAATTATAATTGGCTTCCATTCTTCATATAGCTTTTTCTTCTGCTCAATACTAAGC